CGACGAGAACAGCCCAGGCGGGTTTCGATGGGAACGCGACAGTAGGGGCAACTCTGATCCTGATATTGCACTCCAGACCGCTCACTACGAATGCCGTTTTTGTCTCGGAAGAATTGAGAACCATCACAGAATCATCATGCTTCGCTCTGGCGTCTGGGTTCCTGCAGGCTGCGAGATCAAGTCGGACGGAACAATCACAGGAAAAGCCCACAAGGAAGGCTCGGACACAGTTGGTTTTGGTCCGCTCGCTTCATGGTACGCGCTCACAGAAACGTGGGGAAACTTTGCTCGACTGTGGATTCAGGCACAGAAAAGGCCGCGAGACCTGCAGGACGTGGTCAACTCCTACATGGGCGAGACCTGGGAGGCAAAGAAATCAAAGAGCACTCCGGAGAAGGTTGGCGAGCGGTTGAAGACATCGATTCCGCGACGAATGCTGCCACAATGGACGCGACTCGTCACTGTAACTATTGACCAACAGGCAGCGGACGGCGGGTTTCGGCTCTGGGTTCTGCTTGCACATGGCGACAACATGGCGGCGCATTTAGTTGACTATGGAATGACGCAATCGCTCGAGGAGATTTGGGACAACCACATTCGCAACCCATATCAGCACCTAGACGGCGGCAATCCGATGACACCGCATGCGGCGGCAGCAGACTCTGGCTGGGATACAAAAAAGACATACGACTTTTGCAATAGTCATTCGGGAATGCTCGCAATCAAGGGTTCTTCTACTGACATGAGTGGCCTGCCGTATCGCCTTTCGGAGATTGAACGCGGCGAAAATGCAGGTCAGCAGTTATTCATGGTGAACACGGACTTCTGGGAAACAGATTTGCAGGCGCGACTTGATGAGCGATTGCCTGGAGAACCTGAGTCATTGTCTTTGTGTGTTGGTGCTGATGTTGACGTTGAGTTTCTTGAACAGCTTTGCAACGGAACCATCGGAGACAAGATCGATGCCCGTGGCAATGCAAAACTTTTCTGGCAAAAGAAGGATGAAAATGTCGCAAACGACTTCCGTGATGCAGTCCGGTACGGACTCGCGCTCGCCCACGGCTACGTTGAGCAGAACGGCGGATTCCCGCCCCGAGGCAACGTCTACACTCAAGCCAAAACAGTTGTCAACGCAGGAACGCAAAGACCAGACGGAAGGAACTGGAATGAGTAAGAAGCCACATAGACAAGAGTCAGTGAAGCCTGAAGTTCCTTCAGAGCCAAAACAGCGAGTCATTGAGGATTATCGGCACTGCCCTATTTGCTGGACTGGCAATGGCGGCTACGGTACGGCGTATTCAACGCAGGGCCAAACGCGATACTACAAGTGCGATAAAGCGAAGACTGACAAAGGGCCGTGCGGCCACACATGGACCGTACTGGTGAAACTGGAAGTGATTAAGATTGAGCATCGAATCGTGAGCGTTGAGGGTCAGCGATGACAACAGATGAGGAAAAAGCGGTTGCACTTAAACTTGCAGAAGCATGGACGGATTATTTGCGGTTGACTGATCGTGACAGTAACGCAGATGCTGAAATGAACGCGGCAATTCATCGCTGCCAAGATGTGATTCGCGGGCGAGTAGCGAGGCGAGCCGATCCAGAGTTCTGGTGGTGATTTGCTAACCTAGCAACACTGGTAAGTACATTTGTAATTGAGTCTCGCATCATGCGGGAATGGCAACATCAAGCGAACTTCTGGCACAAGTCGAGACCGCGATCAGCAATTGTCTGACCGCGCAGTCTTACAGTGTCGCTGGTCGCCAGAAGACAATGGCACAACTGCGAGAACTCCGCGAGTTTCGCAAAGAGCTTGTAGATGAGATTGCAAGCGGCTCTGAATCGAACGGTTCAATGTGCTCCCTCATGCAAATGGGGGTTGCAGAATGAACGCCAATCTTCTCGACCGAGTCATCGGGTGGTTTTCACCTGAGCGAGCCTTGCATAGAATCGAGGCTCGCGCCTCGCTTCAGCAGGTCAATAAACTGCTAGGAACCGGCAAAGGAACATACGCAGCTGCGAATCAAAACCGCCTGAACTGGATGCGAAGCCCGGTCATGAAGGAAAACGAAGTTCCTTCGGCGCGGCTTGACTTCCTTCGCGCTCAGTCTTGGGATCTGTACCGAGACAATCCAAGCTGCCGCAAAATTATCCGCAGTCTCGAAGCAAAAGTGATTGGGCCGGGGATGAATCCGGAGTCACTCGCGACGCAAATCGACGGGACTCCGCACGTTGAGTTTCGGGCACGGGCCAAACAGCTTTGGGAGTCGCTGAAATCAGGATTCGACTCACGTGGACTGCCCGGAAAGGGTGGTTTAACGATGTCGGGCCAGCAAAAAATGGCTCTGCGTTCGACGATCCTATCGGGCGACATGCTGTATCGGGCAAAACCAATCACGGATGCAGAGCAAAAACGACGCGACATACCGATTCCATTGACGCTGCAACTCGTCGATACGTGCCGTCTGGCTGATGAATCTGAAGTGCCAATGCACGAAATTGGTGACGGAAACGAGATATTCCGAGGCATCGAGCTAGATTCAGACAACAATCGCGTGGCCTATTGGGTGAAATCGCAACCCATTGATGAGTCGGCGACATCACCAGCGAAAGTGACGCGAGTTCCGCTGTCAAAGATGGGGCATCTGTACCTCGAAGAAGACATTGATCAGCTTCGCGGTGTGCCGTGGTTTTCGTCTGCGATCTTGCGGGCGAAACGCACTGAAGACCTCGAATATAACGTGCTTGTGGCGTCTGCGATGGCCGCGTGTGTTGTTGGAACATACAGCAAGCCATCTGGGGCAACTCGATTCGGCCTAAATGCTGGCAATGAAGTATCGACAACGTCTGCCGACGGGTCAGATTTGACGGATACGAACGGCAACGCGATCACGAAGATTCAGCCGGGCATGATTGCCAACGTCGGCAAGGATGGAAAATTTGAACTGAGTTCGCCAAATCAACCGAACATGAACCCAGAAGCGTTCGTGCAACACCTTCAGCGAGGGACAGCAACTGCAGTTCCTGGCATCAAAGCCAGTACTATCACGGGCGACTATCGCAACAGTTCATTTTCTTCAGAGCGATCGGCGGACAACGACGTTTGGCCGGAACTCAAAGACGTTCAGGAATGGTTCGCGTCATCATACTGCCAGCCAGTGTGGGAAACGATTCTCCGCAGCGCGATGCAGGAAGGTTACTTTGATGACATCGTGTCTTTCGAAGAGTTTCAAGCATCGCCAGGGCGATTCTCTGCTGCAAACTGGCAAGGGCCGGTTGCTCTTTCTATCAATCCGAAAGATGACGAGGATGCTTCAGCCGCTAGAATCCACAACGGCAGATCATCACTTCAGATGGAATGTGCGAAAGTTAATGTGAACTGGCGAGACGTGCTGAACGATCACGCCGAGCTTTACAAAGTCGCGAAGGAAAAAGGTATTCCGCCGGAGGTTATCAACAATATTTTGGGTGTTGATACACAAGACCAAATTGCCGTAGCTCAGGCTGCGACTAATACCGTCAGTAATGACTCACAGAATTCAAAGGTGGTGGCAAATGCGGCGTAGACAACGCGACAAAATTGGAAAGCGTGATGCCGTCGAGTCTGATATCGGATATCGGTCGTTTTCTGTCGTACAGTCGACAATTAACGTCGAAGAAAGAACAATCGACGCGATTACGAGCACTGAAAACTATGTTGAAGTTCCGGACTACGCCAGAGGTGAAATTGTCCCAGAGGTATTGCTGACCAACGGTGCGAAGTTCCCGCGCACAGGCCAGGTTCCACTGCTCGATAGTCACGACCGAAAGAGTATCAGAACGCAACTCGGGTCAGCACGAAATATCCGCGTCGAAAATGGAAACACGGTCGCCACTCTTCACTTTTCCAGAAAGGCTGCTGGGGAAGAAGCATGGCAGGATGTGCAAGCCGGACATATCACCGATGTGTCTATCGGCTATCGAAGATTGAAACAACATCGAGTCAGAGGCGATCAGCCAAAGATGATTGCTGGCCGGTCCTATACCGGGCCGGTGAATGTTGTTGAGTCGTGGCGTTATGACGAAGTATCTCTGACACCAATCGGTGCAGATGATCAGACGAAGCTGCGGGGACTTGATCCAGCGGCAATTTCTTTACGGTCCCTCAGTGAAAAGGATGATTTTGAGATGAACGAAGCATTACGAGCGTTGTTGGAATCCAAGGGTATGCCAAAGATGCTGGACGACGATCAAGCACAGCGATGGCTTGTCGAAAATCCAGATTCAATCGGCAGCAAGAAGCCAGAAAACAAGACAGAAACCGAAGGTAATCGCGCTGCGGGCGGCAATGAAATAAATGCCGACGCAATCGCAAAGATGATTGCCGAAGGAACACGAAAAGCCATCGAAGAACAGCAGGCAACACGATCTGCATTCCAGTCAGAAGTCGATTCACTTTGCGACCTAGCAGAAGTTCCGAACATGGCGGCGCATTGCCGGTCACTGCCGGACATTGCAGCCGTTCGTGCATACATTAAGGCCGAAAAGGTCAAGCAGACTGAATCGATTCCATATGGCGGTCACGTTCGCGTTGTGAGCGAAGGCTCGGAACGAATGCGTGAAGACATCAAGCAAACGATGACGCTTCATGCTGTGCGGGCTGCCGTTGATTACAACGACGAGAAGGTTGAGAAATACTTCCCGGTTGCAACACGTTCAAAAACCATGGGGCACTTCCGAAGCGCTGGCCTGTTCGACATGGCAAGCGACTGGGTTGCGTCCATGGGAATCAACGTTCGCGAACTGACCCGCGAACAGATTGCGATCTGCTCAATGTTTGGTCCCGATCGAACTCCTGGCATGGGCTTTCGTGCCGGTCCCGGTTCGGCAGCGTATCACTCGACTGGCAGCTTTTCATCCGTGACGCTGGATGCAGTCAATAAGTCGATGATGATTGGCTATGGCGAAGTGCCAGCGACGTGGCGCGGGCCGATGACCCAGGGCCAATCGACGGACACATTCGACAACATTCATCGCGTGCAGTTGGGAGCAATTCCAAACCTGCCAGTGTGGAATGATGCTGTTCGGCCAGACATGGCAAGCATGGCTGATGCACGGGAGACCTACGCAGTTGAGTGTCGTTCGCTCGGTATCGACTTCGGCTACAAGCTGATTATGTCAAACAACATGGGTGCGCTAACAAAGACTCCAGCCAAGTTGGGCGACTCGTCAGCACGAACGGTTAACGCGGTGGCATGGGCGCAGG